CCAGTAGGTTGACCATCTTGTCCTCGGTCCTCGAACCCTTCTAAATCTAAATCAACATGAAATTCTAAAATATTGTAGATATCTTCATTTTGTGTTTTTGTAATTCCTTCTAACTCTCGTTCTTTTCTTTCTAAATCAGATTCAGTATCAGCAGGTTCACCAATCTCTACGTCTCTGTAAAAACCATTTACTTGTTGTTTTCTTAAATCATTCTCTTTGGTTTTAATAACGTGAACCACGGCCGTTGCATCTTCTAAAGATGTTGCAGAGTAAGGTACAACCAAATCTTCTGCAGGTACAAATTTAGAAACTGCTCTGCCTAAAAGATCATCATAATAAACTTTCTTAAAGGCAGATCCAGCAAGAGGGAGGTAAAATAACAATTGATCAAATTCAGGTTCGTATTCTTTCATCTGATCCATCAACTGCCAATTCATAAAATCTTTTACTCTAGTTGATTGCATTTCTTTTTCAGGAGATGGTGCACCCATGATCTGAGTTCTGATAGGTCCATCTGCTGGTAATAATTCTTTGTATGCTAATGCTTGAAACTGTGTAACAGCTTCTGCAAGAACTGGGTGTGTAGCACCTGCAGCTCCAGAAAAAGGTTCTGTTCTATCTTCGTATTTAAATCCTAAAAGATCTAAACCAGTTATGTAAGTGTGTTCCCATTCTTTACGAGACTCTTTGTAGTCCATATAATTTTGATTTAATTCTGAACCTAGAGGACCTAATATTTCCTCTGGTAATAACTCAGCTAAATTATCAAAGTGATTTTCACTTTGTGCTTGGTTAAATGCTCCAGGTTCAAAATTAATTTCTACGCCGCCATCTTCAGTGGGAGTAATTTCTGTTTCACCAGCATTAGGTAATGATTCGTTAATTTCTTCTTGAACCTCGACTTGTTCCTCGGGCCCTGCTATCTCAACCTTTTTTCGTATTTCGGTTAAAGCTTTGTCTATTTCTGCCATTTATTTTCTCCAATTTATCTTGTTTATATGCTTTTGATTCATTAATCAAGCCTTGTGGGTTGGGGCCACTTAATGGCGGTATTTGATCTCGTTTTACATGTTTCATGTTTTTAACAAGAGTAGGATTTTTTACATACTTACTAGGGTGCTTAAATACAAACGTCATTACCAATAAAATTTCTTTTTCTTTTTGGGTTGATCTTCTTCTTTGTAATCTTCTGGGTGATCTATAAATCCGCCTTGTCTGTATCTTAACAGAGCCTGTGTTGTACTGTCAACTAAATCATCATGATCTCCATAAGGAAACGCTGCACATTCTTCAACAAGTTCTTGAGCAAACTCTTGATCGAGAGGAGCCCAAATTTGTCCAGCTTCAAAAAGTGGAGACACTGCATTAACTCTTGCAATTTTATCTTGACCTTTACTTGGTGTAAAATTCATTGCAGGAATTCCCATCTGTCTAAGCTCATACATTAAAGGTAGCCCCGATGCTTTTGCTTCAATGATTACTGTTTCAGGATTCCAATACCTATATTGTTCTAATGCAACACGACGTAACTCTGGAAACTCTAAACGTTCTTTATAAGAATCTAATAATATTAATTGACGAGGTGAGTCTTCATTAGGACGAAAAACTCCCCAAGTAGTGATCGCACTGTAGTCAGCAGTTTCTTTTTTAAGATAAGCTGTGTCATAACTTTGAATAGTGTGTTCAATAACAGGCATATGTTCTGATTCCCAATTTTTCCACCACTCACGTTTAATGAGAGCTCCTTCTTCTGAAGTTGGATTTTGCATGTATTGCGCGTTCCATTTTGCAACACCCGCTGATGCTTTAACAGAAGCTAAATCTTCTTTGCTCCAATACTCTGGCCACACAGGTTCACCGGACGGCATAATCGCTGGAAACTCTACGACTTCCCATTGATCTGCGTTCTCGTTGCTTTGTGCGTTTAACAATCTTTGTGTTAAATCTTTTGTAGACCATCTAGTCATAACTAAAACAATACGACCTCCTGGTTGAAGCCTTTGCCGTGGTCCTGAAGTATACCACTCATATGCATTATCAAATGCCGATGGTGAGTTTACATCTTGCTCTGAATGTGGATCATCAATGATAAGTAGATCAGCACCTCTCCCGGTCACTGCACCTTGGACACCGACTGCAAAGTATTCACCGCCATCAGATGTATTCCAACGTCCTGCAGCTTTACTATCTTCTTGGAGTCTTGTTTTAAAAATTTGTTGATACTCTTCTGAGTCAATTAAATGTTTTGCTTTACGACCAAAATTTACAGCAAGCTCTGCTGTGTGAGTTGCTTGAATTATTTTTAATTTAGGGTTTTGTCCGATCATCCAAGCAGGAAGAAAGAACGACGCAAATTCTGATTTAGTATGCCTAGGGGGCATGTTTATAATTAGACGGGTCAAATCTCCAGTTGCTAATCTATTAAATTTATCTGAGATTTCTTTGTGATGGGACCCCTCTATAAAATCTGGCCACATCTTTTTTACAAAAGATAAAAAATTAGTTTTAACTTGCTTAAGTTCTTTTCTTTGATGCCGTTGTATAATCTGTATCTTGAGCTTTCTTCGCTCAATAGGATCTTCTATTTTATTAATATCTTCAACAGTTAGCATATATTTCAATATGGGTGGTAAAGTATTATACATGATTAACTATCCAAATCAAACAATATAGGGTAGGTCTGGGACCCCTACAAAACTAAGGGGTATTCGATAAATAATAAATCATGCAAGTTCGAAAGTAATTCCTTTAGGGTCCCCTTTTAAAGCGCGCGAAGCGCGCTTGGGTGGGTCCCGCCCACATGCTCTTCTCTATACAACCTGGAGAGGTATGCGGTTATTGCATAGGATAATGTAGGATAGGCCATGCAAAAAGTGCATGGCCTATTATGTGTTTATTATTATTTATTTATCAAAATCAAACTCCATTTGTTTTGCTTTCTTAAAACTTTCATCAAGTCTTTTATTGCTTTCGGTACTTGGTAATTGCAAAAAGAATTTGAAAGTAAACAAAGCTATTACTGATAACCCAATATACAAATCAAAGTATATCGCTAACACTACACCCAAAAAGATCATTACAAAGTTGAGTGCAAAATAAATCGCTCTAATCATTATTTTGCTCCACTTGGTAAAGCTAATAATGAATTAGGTAAATCTAATTGAATGTTAGCGGTTTTCATTTCTTTAGATAACTCACTCAAAGTCGGTTGAATATGACTACCTGTATAAAGTATATTCAAACACTTTTTACGTTTTTGATCTAAAGCATGATACAACTTATGCTTTGCTGTAAAATGACGTTTTGCTTCTTCATAACAAGCTTTTTTAATTCGCTTTGTTACGTATTCAACAGGATCGTTATCATCTTTAATATCAATAGAGATGTTATTCATATCCCATTTACGTCTTTTTTTACTATTGTTATAAATCTCTGAAATTTCATCAGCGATTTTTTGAGCTTTATAACGTAAATCATTTTCCATAGATTGCTTCTTATCTTGGAAATCTCTCAACGCATTTACGTTTTTATCCAACTCTTTTATTTTAAGATTAAGTTTAAGTTCTTTGGCAAAATCTTTACCAACTTCCTCAACTTTTTCTTGTGCTTGTACTTCGATTTCTTCTTCCGCTCTATTAAAAGCAATTCCGAATTCATCTCGTACAAACTCACTCCACCTGTCAACGTGGTCTTTTCTTAATGGTTGCATAACTGTATTCCTTTCGTTTGTTAGTTATGATTTGTTTATAGTTTATATAGGATATTCTGTCAAGCCCTAAAAAGAAAAAAATTTTTATTTTTTTATATGGGTGGGCCCCGCCCACATGCTCTTCTCTACTTTAGAATAATTCTAAATTAGGTGCGACAATATTGTCCTTGAGTATATAGGATATTCTGTTATATTGGATTTAATAATTAAATGAACATTAGTTCGGTCTTAATTATTAACGTCCGTTTGCTAGTATCCGACGTTATAAACTCAAACTAGCTAGGATTAGATCCAGTGTCACACCACGCTCCTTGCGTCGTCTTCACTGGATGCTGATCCCTGGTCACATTAGAGATTTGACTAATCTTAAATGATGTCCGAAATTGAGAAGAGACTGGGTTGTTTGCCTCTCGTAACTTTTCGGTTTTAGTGTGACCTGGGATCAGTGACCAATGTAATGGAAGATCCCGCAGTGGAATTACCTCTGCTCACTGATTAATGATCCAATGAAGATGGAGACGTCCGGGCAGTAATTGGATCTTGGATCAGTAGGTTACTATCGATAATGCGAGGTACCGCCCTACTGATCCTTTGTGAGTGTAAGGTTTAACTCTCCCCAAGTCCTGCAGGGTTGTGCAGGACATTTTTTAAAGTTTTTATTTTTTAGGGTGGGTCCCGCCCACAAGCACTATCCACAGGCAACAAGTCACGGGGTGGGCCCCGCCCACAAGCTCTTATCTGTCCTCCGCCATCCCCAACCGCCGTCCAAGTGTAAAGGATATTATAGGATATGTCAAGAAAAAAATTTTATTTATTTTGAGCTGCTGGCCTTGCATTATGTCCAATAATGTCCTATATTAGACTCATGAAAGGAATACAAAATGAATATAACACAATTAGAAAAAGAAATAATAAAAGCATTAAAAATTAATTCTAATGTTGATTGGTTAACAGTTGATCCTAATCAAGAATTTAAAGATTTAATTAAATTTGTTAAAAAATTATTTAAAGAGCATAACAATGGACACTAAAGAGGCCTGGTTATTAGTTGGAGGCCTTAGCAAGCCCGGCAAGATGCCCGGATGGTCAATTGGAATTCCCGCCAAAGAATGCAACACCGGCGGCAAGCTTCAAGACGTGAAGGGTTCAGTTTGCAATGATTGCTATGCTTTAAAAGGTTGTTATGTTTTTAAAGTTGTACAAGATGCACAGTATAGAAGGCTGGCCGCTATTAAAGATCCTCGATGGGTTGAAGCAATGTCTCTATTAATAAATTCTAAAAAACCCGATGTATTCCGCTGGCACGACAGCGGCGACGTCCAGGATCTAGAACACCTTCAAAAAATTTTCGCTGTCTGTAGGTTGACGCCGTCCCGTATGCATTGGATGCCAACTAAAGAGGCATGGGTAAAAAAATATTTAAAACATAAGCCCGATAATTTAACTATTAGATTATCTTCACCAATGGTGAATCAAGGCCCAATTAAAAGCTGGCCCAATACTTCAACCGTAGTTACAAAGAAGGCTACATGTCCAGCACCGCAACAGGGCGGGCAATGTTTAGATTGTAGAAAATGCTGGAACCCAAAAATTAAAAATATTAGCTATGGCCAACATTAGATCTAAACATAACAATCTATTAAATTATTTCATTTGCGATCACAAGCTTCTGTCTAAGGCCTACGTCCGCAAGTGTAAAAAATTCCTAGAAACCCATTGTCACGTCAAGGGTGAGGAACAGAGGGCTGGTAGTATTCCGCCAGCCCTCAAGCAACAAGCTATTGATGAATCGGTACCCTACACTGACATCATTGAAGCTAACAAGCAACATGAAAGAAGGAAAATATGAGATGGGAAATAATGCTCGGTGAAAAAGGTCAAATGAATGAATGCTTAGATTGTGGCCACAAGTCTAAAAATTGGGCTGAACGGGTCGCAAGTAATAACAGAGAAGAAGATGATGAGATGGAACCCGACGGAACCAACAAAGTATTTTGTCCAAAATGTAAATACTACCATTACTACTGTGCGTAGTAATGGTAGGAATAAAAAATAAGGGTGGGTCCCGCCCACAAGCACGCACCACAGTCCGCAAGCGACGTCCACAGGCCACAGGCTAATGTTTCACGTGAAAAAAATAAAAAGGGT